CCAAGCCAGTCGCCATCAAACCATTTGCACTCATCGCAGCAAAAGCAGATGTCCTCAACGTTTTTGACCTCACCCGGCGTAAAATAGTAAGATTCCAGCTCGCAATTATAGAGGCAAAAATTGCAGGCGCACCCATAGCAGCTCACTCCTCCGGCCCTTTGGGCATCCGCATCCAGTGCGTGACACGCACGAACATCCCGTGGCACGTCCATCGTCCGTCCTCCAGATATATGCACAATCCCGGATTCGGCGGTGGGTATCCGGAAGGATCGCTAATGATGCACAAGACAACATCCGATACCCCCCACGAGTTAGAGATCTCCGGCAGGCGCTCCTCCACCGGCACCCAACGTGTCCGCTCCTGCAGCACGGCAATCTCCTCGGCGTACCGCGCGCAGCGCGCGGTCAGGCGCTCGATCAAATCCGCGCCGTCCAGTCCAACGCGGTCGACATCGCATGAATGCATCGTGTCGGCTCCGTATATGGGCCGTTCTTCTTCCGGGACTTCCTCTTCCTTCCAGTACGGGCAATGCTCGCAGGCATTCTCTCCGCCTGCGGTGGAAATGCACCGCAGCGCCCTGACGATCTCTTCGTTTTGCATAGTCATCCTCCTATCGGTTCCGCTTTGAATTTCTTGCCCATGCCGGGTACCTTGACGTTGGGGTAGCGCTCCTCGCGCGGCACGAAGTCCTCCGGGTGGTCGCGGCAGATGTACCGGAGCCGCTGGTCGAGCTGCTCGAACCGCGCGTCGCTTTCCACACCGTAGGCGAGGCACTCGTGAAAATACTCGCCGTGCTTCTCCGCGCGGTGGATGATGCGCATGATCCGGTCGTGACCAAAGCCCTCCTCGTTGAGGGCAAGGCACATCATGTCCACGTTGAACTGCTGGCCGACCAGCGCTCCATAGTTGAGCAGCTGCCGCCGCAGCTCCGCCTGCTCCTTTGCGTAAGCGTTTTTCATGCGCCCTCCTTGCCGCGGCCGCACTCGGCGAGCGGCATCCAGCGGTCGCATTGGCACTCGATAATGTCGGCGACCGTCGTGCCTGCGTCGGTCGAGATGAACGGGTACTGGTCGTCTGCGCCGCCGGCGCAGCGGGCCACGAGGTAGCTGCTGCCGCCGAGGCCAGTCTCATAGCTGAGCACGACCAGCGCACCCTCGGTCGGCCAGTGCTCAGCATCGAGCGGCTGCCAGACCGGCGAGCAGAGGTCCACGCTGAACAAGGTGGGAGGCTTCGGCCCGGGCTCGTCCGTCAGACCGCAGAGGTAGTCCAGCGACACGCCCAGCAGGTCTGCGACGCGCGTAAAGCGGTGGATGTCGTCGAGGTAGCAGTTGTAACCATAGGGCAGCTTGGTGTTGGCTGCATATTTCGCCTCGCCGTTTTCGAGCTGCACGACCTCGTCCGCGTCGGGGACGCCATACACAACGCCCGCGGCGTTGTAGCACTCCGCCACGCTTTTTCCGGCTGCGGCGCGGGCGACGCCAAAGCGGCGCCACAGCTCCGTGATTTCGCCGATGACCGGACGGTCGGCCTCCGCCTGCCGCTCCCGCTCGGCCTTCTGCGCGGCGCGCTTGTCGGTCTTGAGTTGGTCCTGCGTGGAGAGGAGGTGCGGACACACCTGTTTGCAGGTGGCCAGCTCCGAGCACTTCTCGCAGCAGGTCACGCCGCAGGGCGCGTAGGAATAGCAGCTCTCGATCAGCGTGGAGATGATGTGCTCCCGCTTGCCCTGCGCGCAGTCCGAGCAATTGCCGCCGCATTTCTTGCACGGCAGCGTGTCAAGCGCCGCCAGAGCCTCGGCAATCTTCGTCACATTCCGCTCACCCAGATATGTCAGGCCGTGGCCATAGTAGTTCTTTCGGTGCGTGTAGACGTGGGCGATCTCATCCTGCAGCTCCGTCGGCATGTGCGAGAGCGCGTAGGCCGTCACCTCGGGCAGCTCGCCCTTCTCCCACGCCTTTGCGATCTGCTCAGATTTGCTCAGCCCCTCGCGAATCACCTTCAGCCGCGCCAGCTTGCTCTTGCTGATTTGGCACACCTCGGCGACATGGTCGCGCATCCGGCCGGGGAACTCCACGCCCTCCTCCTGCAGCTGGTAGAGAAGCTTCTCCACGCGCTCGGCCTGCGCGCTGATGTCCGCGTTGCTCATCCGGCGCGTGTCGCTATTGGCGTAGATCAGCCGTAGCTCCCGCATGGCCGGCGACAGCTCGCCGCGCTCCACGATGCAGGGCACCGTGCGCCAGCGCTCCGGCTCGTCGACCTTGCAGATCGTGCGGATGGCGGTCAGGCGCCGGTGCCCGCTGACCACGATGTAGCCGCCCTCGTCATCGGGGTCGGGGCGAACACGCAGCGGCTGCTGCAATCCGACCAGCTCGATGTTTTGCGCGAGAGCCTCAATGCCATCCATGCTGTAGAAGTTTTCGCCGTCGCCGCTGAGCTTCGCCTCGTCGATGTATTCGATCTGTTCCCGTGTGCCCGATTCGGGCACGGCCTCGGGCAGCGTCGCCGCGAATTTCGTGATGTCAAATTTTTTGCCTGCCATGTTAAACCTCCTCCCTCAGCTCGCCGGCAAGGCATCGGTAATCGACCGCCGCGCTGCTGCGCGGGCTGTACTCCCGCATCGGCGAGAGCGTCACCGTGCTCTCCGGCACCTTGTCCGTGCGCCGGATCTTCGTGCGGTACAGCGGCACGCGCTGCGACCGCAGCAGCTTTTCGCACTCGCCCACGACCTCCGCGCTGCGCGTCTGCGTCAGCAGCACGCGGGACCGCAGCCCCGGACAGGCCGCGCTCAGGCCGCGCAGCTGCGCGATCACGGCAAACACGCCGTCGAGCGAGAACTTGTCGGCAAGCGCGGGGATCATCACCTCGCGCACGCTCAGCAGCGCCGCGACGCTCGCGAGCGTGTAGCCCGGAGGGCAGTCGAAGAGCATCCAGTCCACCTCGCCGTCCGCTGCCGCGGCCTCGGCAAAGTGACGCAGTCGCTCCGGCGCGCTCACGCCGTCCTTGATCGCCTGAAGGTCGAGCTCGTAGAGGTCGGAGCTGCTCGGCAGCAGGTCAAGCCCGGGACGGATAGGCACGAGGTTGTCGATCCACAGCGGCTCGCAGTCGCCCCGCAGCACGTCCGCCGTGGTGGTGAGCTCCAGCTTGTCTGCCCCCGGCAGGAAAAAGCGCGTGAGGTTCGCCTGCCCGTCGCAGTCCACCAGCACCACGCGCTGCGCGTAGTCCGCGACGAGGATGTCGGCGAGGTTGATGGCGGTCACGGTCTTACCGACGCCGCCTTTGTTGTTCATGATCGCAATGGTTTTCATAGCCTTTTCTCCTGTCTGTCTCTGTCAAAATTTGTATCCCTCGCGGACTGTCACGCCGTCGCCGAGGTCGGCCTCGACGAGGAACCAGCGGTGCGCGCGGTTGATGTACACAATGCGGCCCGGCAGCAGCCGCGGGAGCTCCCGATGTCCGGGACCGATGGCCGCGCCGATGTCCGCCAAAATGGCGTGGGTATCTCCGATTCTTGGCATTTTCTATCTCTCTTTCTGTGTGCTGTTAAAATGGCGGTTCCTCTTCATCCTCGTTCGTGATTTCCGTAAGCTCGACCTGACCGGGCGCTTCGCCGTCCGTTTTCTCCTTCCGGCCCTTTTCGTCGTCGCGGGTATAGGGCGCGAAGGTCTGGTGCCTGCCGTCAAAAGCGAACACGCCCTTGCCGCGCCGGCCCTCCTTGCTTTTGGCGATCTGAATGACGCGGCACTTCTCCTGCGAGTAGTTCTGCTTCGGGTCGGGCCGGTAGATCATCACGATCAGGTCCGCGTCCTGCTCAAATTGGCCGGTCTCCTTGAGGTCGTGCATATCCGGCGCGCGCCATGCCCCGCGCTCGGGGCGCGAGAGCTGCGCCAGCTCCACCACCAGCACGCCGCGGCTTTGAGCGAAGGTGTGCAGCGCGCGGGAGACGGTCGCCATCTGTTCGCTGCGCAGGTCGCGCGGATTGCCCTCCGGGACGACCAGCTGGACGTAGTCCACAAAGATCACGTCGTAGCCGTAGGTAAGCGTCTCGGCCATGATGTCGCCGGCGGTCATGCCGCTCGCCTGGATCACGTCGAGCCTGCGCTTGGCCGCGTCCTCCGAACAGACCGCGAAGGTGCCCCAGTCCCGATCCGTCAGGCGGCTGCGCTTGATCGCGTCAAAGTCGATGCGCATTCCCTGTGTCACGATGCGGTCGCCGATCTTGCCAACATCCGTCTCGAGGCTGAAAAAGCCGACCTTGAGCGTCTTGGCCATGTGGTAGGCCATCATCAGGGCGAGCGCCGTCTTGCCGTCGCTCGGGTACCCGCCCAGCACCACCACGTCGCCGCGCCGGATAAAGCTGTTGTGGTCGAGCACGTCCAGCCCGAAGCCGACATAGTCCGCGGCCGCGCCGCTCGCGTGGCGCGCGGAGAAGTCCTGCAGGAGCTGCAGCATCGGCACCACCTTGACGCCGCGGCGCGAAGTCATCTGCGCCTGCAGCTCCGAGAGCAGCGGACGGACGTCGTCAAGCGTGGCCGCGCCATTGATCTGCGCCGAGAGGGCGCGGATGCGGCCCAACGCCGCCTGCTCGCGCATGAGCTGTGCATACTCGCGCCAGCTCGCGCTGGTGGGCGTGACCTCCATCAGGTCGATAAGCTGTTGCTGCTGCGGCGAGCCGGAGGCATAGCCGAGCTTCGCGTTGATCGTGATAGCGTCGGCGTGTCCGCCCTCGCGGAACACCTCACGCGCCGCCTGAAAGATTAACCGGTTGGGCGTGCTGGTGAAGTCGCGCTCGTCCACCTCGGCGAGCACCTGACTGACGATGCTCTCGTCGATCAGCATCGCGCCGAGCACGGCGCGCTCGGCTTCCAGCCCGGCGCTCGGCTGCGCGTCTACTCGGCCCATGTCCACCCTCCGTCCTGACTATCCGGCGGCTGCTCGATGCGGCGCACCGGCTGCGCCTTGGCGCTCTGCGCCGGGCGCTTGGCCGTGGCATCCTCCCAGCGCCGGCCGTTGAGGAAGGTCGAGGCATACGGGATGCCGACGCCGTC